ATGTTCTTGATTCCTGCGGTCAATCTGTTTGATGCAGTCAAGCAAAGGCAAAGTACATGCTGGACCTCAGTCAAAAGCTCTTCCTTGATGGCCTTTGGTGTCTTGTATCCCTTTCGGAATAGTCTGACGGTAACGTCCATCCTTGTTTCAAGAACAGTCTGTTTGATTCCCTCACCTGTTAGATCGCCAGTTTCAATCTGAAAACCATGGTCCAGGATATCTGAAGGAATGTTGTCGAAGGCAAATGGCTCATCCCAAAGAGTCCAGCCGAGCTCAATAAGTTTGTCCTCGAAATAAGGCGTGACCAAGGAAAGACTCATCTGCGATAGACCTCAATGGCTTGAAAAGTGATCCATTCATCACGGTCGATGATGCCATCGCCGTTCCAATCAAACTTGAAATAAGATCGGTGTCTGGACTTTTGGGCCCGCTCTTTGTACTCGGCGGCCTTCTTTGAAAAAATGTCTTCAGTGGAATTCGAATTGGTTTTGAAAATCACAAATAAACTCATGTACGTAGCCCACTCGCGAACCTCTTCAAGGTCAACGATTGCGGATTCAGTCAGCTTGTTGCCTTGTGAATCAAGCACGCCGAACTCTTCAAGGTCCTTCATGATCATGCGCTTAGCTCTGCGAATGACATCCTTGTGAGTGTTTCGGCCAGGCCTGACCCATTTCATGATGTCGTGTTCGTTGTAGACTAGGTATGAGTCTGAGCAGAACTGGTTGTCATCAACAAGTGTTAAGACCTCCAGAGTTAAAGAGTCGGTGACTGGGGCCCCATCCGTGGTGACCCGGACCGAAACGGTCTTCACGCCTCCCGTGGCGTACTCCCAGTCCAGATACCAATCGGCTTGCTTTGTCCCTGTCACGTCGATGAACCCATTGCCGGCCTCTGGTTCAATCTCGACAAGTGTCACTGCGGCTTCATCTTTTGAAATGAAGGTCTTGGTTCCTGACAATCTGGTCTTGTCGTTCACCTGCACAATGTCTTCAAGTTCAACGTGCGGAAATATTGCCATTTAAGTCACTCTCTTTCCGTTGATCACGTTCCAAAGTCCTTTTTCGTTATCTCAAGGAAGGATACTTTTTTCCTCAAGCGTTCAACCTTGTCTGTGATTCCAAGATGATTGAAATAATCGTATGCATAGAACACGCTGTTGTCTCGCTGGATTCTTGCGACAACCTTCAGTGTCACGTCGCCAAACAAATCCTGCAGTGCTTCAGTTGAACTGATTGTGGTCTTAAACAGCTTGTCTGAGCCAGCGGAAACCGTGATGGTCTTGACCAAAGTATCGGTCCAAGGTGTCGCATCATTTGAAACAGTATAGATCTTGAATGTGCATGTCGTCGCAGAGTCTAGGCTTGCATTGTTCTTTGTGAGCCCCGCAACAACCCTCGCCCCATCTGTGACACCTGTCTCATCAAACATCACATGGATGAACCCTTGTCTTTCGATTGGAAGGTTCGCCCGTCTGATGTTCATTTGAACTTTTGAGTCAGGAATGATGGTCTTGTTCAAATATTCAGTGCCAAGCTGCAAGAAGTATGGGCTATGTTGAACAAGACGCTTTGCCATTATTCTACAATCCCAACTGGCACCATCGCGACGCGGTCCGTTCCACTGTAAGTGATCGTCACTTCAACCAAGTAGTGATTGAGGTCGAGCATTGAAGCCGCACTCACAGCTGTTGCCGTGTAAATGCCTTCAGCGTTTGGGCTCATGCCTGTTTGCGAAAGGCCAGCCACCAAGGATCCAGACCTGTTGAATACTCTGTACTCGGCATCCCCAAGGTTTGTTTTCACTTGCTGTCCATTCACGTGCAGAAAGAAGTTCAAGTACAGCATGTTGCCATCGATGCTTGCCCCGCATCGTGGCTCATAGATTTCAGCAGTTTCACCAACGACTTGTGAGCCATCAAAGTAAGCACTGTTGTAGTAAAACTGCTGAGCCATGTTTAGGACTCCCTAACGCTTGGAAGGTAGTCAACTGTTGGCGATGGACTGATGGTCCATTCAACCAAAGTGCCGACCACATTCGGGATTGTGCCAAGAGCATTCCAAGAAGTGCCACCGTTTGTGGAGTATCTAAACTGTCCAGGGCTTGCCGCAGTGTTGTTTGATCCAACGCTTGTCGATGTGAGCTGTTCAATTGCCCGCATGTAAAGAGTTGGAACCACTGACGGATAGGCCTTTGACAGAAAGAACACAGCCTTGTGTGTGGCACCTGTTGAGCTCAAGTCTTTTGAAATCTGCCAGTGATCTGATATTTCGTTGAGTGATTCGTATCCAAGGACAAACTCGTTCAACTGAGCATGGATGCTTGTATCAAGGCCTAGAGTATCAAAACCAATCTTGAATTGAATTTGGTCGCCTGCTGCGTATCCGGACAAGTCTTCGGCAAACGGTATTGCAGTCCATCCACCACTGATTGATCCAAAGCCACTGGTTCGATAGTAAACCGCAAGGCTTCCTGTGAATTCGTACAATTGATCAAGAGTCGTGATGAATTTCAGTGTCGCTTGAGGCGTATCAAGAACCTTTGTTACTATATAGGAGTAGTCAAAGCTCTCGTTACTTCGTACATCCACAAGGTAGACGCCGCGTTGACCTACTGTTGCACTTGATCCAACCGCAAGCCATCCTTGCTCAAGATCCATTGAAGTCATTGCAGCTGTTTGAAACTCAACAACATCATTGCCAACAAGTGTTTCAAAGTATCTGTTGTTCACGCCACCAAAGATTGCCTGAATTGAGTCGTTGATAAATTGCTTCATGACAAAGACTGCAGTGTTGGTTGCGTAGACTGCACGGTTCAACACGCTTGACCAAGCCATGTGTGTGGCAGTCGCCGCAGTGATTTGGTTTGTTGTGCCTAAAAGGTTACAGGTCTGAAGGCTTGGCCATGTCACTGCACCTGAAGTTAACTCCGCTAAAGTTCCAAGATACATGGCAGAGCTTGTCCCAAAGAATGCACATCCTAGACCATCAACAGAAACGTTGACGCCAGTTGGCACTGCGTAGTCTTCAGAATCAGTTAAGAGAAGTGTTCCTGTCAGTGCTGGAAGGTTTCCAGTTTTGTGAATGAAATTTGAAACAGAAAGTCCAAACGCTCTTCCAACAGTTCCTGCAGAGATGTCTGTCGTGAAGTTCAAAAGAGCTCCACCAGATGTTGCACTCAATTCATAACTAACGCCGGCGACTGGGTTTCTAACAAAGTAAACTGTTCCAACTGTTAGACCAGCGCCACCTGTAAGGGCTGTGAATACGATCGGATCGTTTGCACCAAAGGTATGGCCTGCATGGTTGATGATGTCTGTCGCAGCAGTACCTGTGATTGCTTCAGTCACGTATGTAGGAGTGATGCTTGTGTCATATACATAGTATTGGTGAGTCGCTGCAACACCGTTGTGGCAATAGATTCTGTTGTTTGCAAGGTCACCAACCGCGCCAGCAGTTGCCGTTTGAAGTTGGTTTGTCCCTCTGTTCGCTGGATCTTGATGGAAGTAAACAGCCTTCTGTCCATTCCCTGTTGCGAAAGGGATTGTTGGAAAGCCAATTGGTACGAAGTCAGCAAGTGCTATGTTGTAAGCTTCAAACAATCCACCGTTGATGAGAACAGAACCGGTCGTGGCGACAAAGATCTGCCAGCCAGTTGTTCCTGTGTCCTTAACCTTGAAGGCTCTGATTGTATGCGTTGTTGCAGCTGAGTTTGGAAGCAGCATGTTGATTCTGCCAACATAACTGTGTGTCCCAGTCGTTGTGTTGAAAGAGTAACAGAGAACAGGAAGGACGCCAGCAGTGACGGCCCCTAAGGCAAACATCCTGTTGTTAGATGTAACGAACATCGCAACTGGTGCAACACCTGTGTCTGTTTGGACATCAATAAACTTGTTAAGAGGCGGCCCAAGGACAGTTTGAGAGTTGATGACCTTGGATGCGACTCGGCCTTGAATTGTCGTTTTCGTTTGATCGTATGACCCTACAACATCATCGACCAAGTCAGCATAGATGCTCTTCATGATTTCCCCACATGTCTAAACACGTTTGTGATCAACTGAGAGCTGAATCCAATTTCCTCGTATATGCCCTCGGCGTTCATCATTTTTATAAACAGATTTCCGTCTTCAATCTTTGATATTTGAAAGGCAAATCCCCACCATGGATCTGGCGGCACAGTGCCCTCCATAGCGTCAATCCAATCATTTTTCCAAACTTCGCAAGACAAGCCATCTGCCAAAATAACAACCGCAGACTGTGAATTGTCTGAATCAATCTCTGAATCTGGCGCAAATTCGCCCTCAAGTCCGAAGTCTGCCATGGTGATCTATCCCCCTGGGGTTGTCGTCCATGTATCAACATCAAGCCGATACTTGGTCCCCACTAAACTGTAAGTAAACGTTCTCGTGACTGTCACGCCTGAAAACGTGGCGCTTGTGTAAACAATAGAACTCACCCGCTCGTCCTTAGTCCCGAAATCAAGCCACGAATAGCTCGCGACAAGATCGTGAGATTGAAGCAGTTGGTTCTTTCTGTTGTTAACAAAAGTGCGCTCCGTTCCACCGGCTGTGCCATCCACAGTTCCTGATGTGATTGAGTCGCCTACAATTGTGATGGAACCTGAATCAATCGCCTTGATGACAACACGGACATCAGTCCCGCCATCGCCAGCATTCTCTTCAAACTTGTCGCGCTCTCTGTCGTTATGATTCGGTGAAAACGCCATTATGCTTTCTCCGATTCTTGCTCATTCGTTTCTATTGATCCAAAAGTTCCAAGTTCCCGAAAGAACCAAGCGATCCATTTGCCATCCACTTTTTGGATGTCGAAATAATGAATGAAGCTTCCAAAGCGTGCATTTGTTTGAAGCATTTTCAGGCGAAGACCCCGAGGGGACCCCGCCTGAATGTAGTCAGGAATACTATTCGGACTTGGTGCCATTTGACCTCAACTAATTAGTTGTTGTCCTTGATAACCAATGGAGATTGACCGGCCGAAACGCCTTTCAATCCTTTTTGCATACCTTCAACACCGAACAATTGGTCAAGAACACAACGCTTAGCTTGTGAGCCAAACTCGTTTGCCATTTGCTCAGAGTAGCTTGGAGCCATTTGGAATCCGTAAGCCAATCCAGACTTTTCAGCCATGAAGTATTGTTGAGCAGTCAAACCGTTGTGAACAACCACTGGCATACCGTACAGGCTTCCAACAACTCCAGATGGAATCATTGCAGCGCCACCGTAAACTTCAGCAGATTTGAACTCAGAAATCTGAAGCAAAACTGTGCGTTGAGCGGGTGCGATGAACATTGCCAGGTCAGATGCAATTGCATCG